AAAAAGTATTCGACAAACTTTCAAGGGATATTTTTGATACTATCATTTTTTCCAACTTTACACCGCAGTACGACCCTATAAGGGACTACCTAAGCACGTTGGAATGGGACGGCGTTGACCGATTAACGGCACTTTGCGAAACGATTACATCCGATACAGGTACTTTTGAATACCGCCACGATTTACTTCGTTGTTGGTTATTGGGAATAATTGAAAGCGTATTTACCGAAGATGCCAACGTATTACAACTAATCTTTGCAGGTAAACAGAACACGGGTAAGAGTGTATTTTTCAAAAGGTTATTACCCGAACCGCTAAAGGGGTATATCGGACTAAGCCAGTTGGACAAAGGGAAGGACGATGAACTACTAATGTGCCAAAAACTGATTATTCTCGATGATGAATTTTCGGGCAAGTCTAAACTTGACGCTAAACTAATCAAACGCCTACTTTCCGCACCTTATTTCGACCTCCGTGAGCCGTATGGGAAAAAGAATATCCGTTTACGCCGTATCGCCTCCCTATGTGCTACATCAAACGAAATTGAAATCTTAAACGACCCAACGGGCAACCGCAGAAACATTGTTTTTGAAGTGGTTGGTAAATTCAACTATTCAGCCTACAACGCACTTGATAAGGAACAACTATTTGCCCAACTCGTTCACCTTCACAAAGAAGGGTTTAAGTCGGAATTAACGGATAGCCAAATTATGCAAATCGAGGGCTACACCGCCGACAAACACGGCGAAGTATCAATCGAAGCCGAAATGGTTAAGCACTTTTTTGAAGCACCCGAACACGCTGGGGAGCAAGATTTTTATACATCTTCGCAAATCAAGAATATCATTGAAACCAATTCCGTACAACGTTTAAGCGTGAAGAAATTAGGTATGGAACTCAAACGGCTTGGATATGTCCGCTTCCAAAAGTCGGGGCAGGGCTTTGGGTATCGAATAAGTATGAAGCACCCGAATTTGCAACGGAATGAGCCTAATCCGTTTTAAACAAGAAAGCCCCAGTTAAGGGGCTTTTTTTTCTAATTGTTCAATTACTTTAAAAATTTCGTAGGCAACTTGTGGTACTATTGCGTTTCCTCCTGCTTTTATTGATTCGTTTCGCCATTTAGAAAAGGTAATTCCGTCCAATCGGGAGGAAAGCCCATCATTTCCATTACAAATCGGGGATTCAATTGGGAAGTTTTCCCACGTTCCCCATTTGTCAGTCCGTGCATTTGATTTACTAAACTGCTTCCGTATTGCATTTTCGGGTTCGTTCGTGTGCAACCACCGTTTTTGTCCGATGCCGTTGGAGTTTTTAGCATCAACCCCACCACATCGTTCAGTTTCGCTCCAAATTTTGTTCCTGTGTTGTCCGATGTTCTCGTCCATCCCCCCGATTCGTTTTGCGTTATCGTTTCGGGTCGCTTCGGCGAACCTTCCGTGTCTGCTACCGATGGCGTGGGCAATAAACCAAATTCGCTCCCGTTTGTGGGGTGCATTGACACCGACCGCAGGTATAATACAGGGCGTAACTGTATAGCCAATATCTTCCAACTCAGCACACACCTCGTCGAATACCACGCCCCCGTTCCAACTAAGCAATCCACGAACATTTTCGCCCACAACGTAACGTGGGGCAATTTCGCGTATTGCTCGGAGCATCTGCGGCCATAGATGGCGTTCGTCTTCTTTACCAAGTCGCTTTCCTGCGGTTGAATAGGGTTGGCAAGGGAAACCTCCTGTGAGTATGTCAATTGCTCCGTGGTGAATAGTGAAATCTGTTTTTGTGATGTCTTCATAACTGATTGATTTTGGAAAGTGATATTTAAGTACTTGTTGTCCGAATTTGTTCCACTCGCAATGGAATACGTTTTCCCATCCCATCCAATGGGCGGCAAGGTCAAAACCACCAATACCGCTAAAAAGTGAACCGTGTTTCATATCCCCTCAATTTCAAACCAACAATCCAAAGGCTTACGCATTCCTAACACATACTCCGCAAAAGCATCGCTAAAATTGTCCAATATCTCGCTATCCGATTCAAAGCCTACCAAATCGCCTTGCTTAACCACACGCTGAACGTGTCGAAAATCCCACGTAAAGCCTTGTAAGCGTTCAATACAAGCCTCGATGCGTTCCATAGGTGTATTCCTATCAGCAGTTATTGAATAGCCCCAATTTGCCCCGTTTAATGCGTTCGCGAGTTGTTCGCAGTGTTCTAAGTGGTTCATAGTGTTCAAAATTAGTGTTTTTAGTTGATTTAACGTATCCAAGTTGAATTACCGCAACTTGATTCAATGTACATTTTATTAATTAATCCCATTTTTTCAAACATAGAAGTTGCAATAGTAACTCCGTGCTGAAATGATGTTGCAGTAAAATTGAATGTAAAGTGTGCGTTATAAAATTTGATTTGTACCATTTTTTTTAGTGTTTTTAGTTGATTCCTAATGCTGTTAATCCTACGGAAGCGGGGAAATTAAACGTTGCTTCCTCTTCAATGCGAATATAAGTATCACCATTCAATTCCCAACTATTGCCGTCCATTTGGGGGCGATAATAATACGAATCCCAGTAATGGTCAATAATGGCGTTTACTTGTTCCTTTGTGCGGTTTTCAAAGGTTTTACCAATGATGTATGATTGCTGACCGATGATTGTAACTTTGTACGTTTTCATAGTTTTATGTTTTGAGTTTTAAGTTTAGTTTTTTTTTGCGTTTTGCGGATGCGACCCCCAAAATGATGTTAGCAATAATATGTTTTTTCAATTATTTGACTTTTAACCATTTTTGCAGTCTTAATTGTAAATGTGTAGTCTATAACAAATTTAATACCACTACGAAAATTAATAACACTTACAATAAAGTGATTGCGATTTGTTGGTATTGATGTTAATGGCATTACATCAATAGTAAAAGGTGATTTTGCTTGATTGATTGCTTTGTTGATGATTGATTGTGGGATGTTTTGGATGTTGTTCATAGTTTTGTTTTTTGGTTTGTTTCTAATGCAAATATTACTTTCCTAAATCAATTAGTTATGAAGACATTACAAAAACAGACTTCACTATTCACCGAGGAACAATTGACATCCTCACAGGTGGTTTCCCTTGCCAACCGTACTCAGTCGCTGGACAACGAAAAGGTAAAGAAGACGAACGCCATCTATGGCCCGAAATGCTTAGAGCAATACGGGAGATTGCCCCACGTTACGTTGTGGGCGAAAATGTTCGTGGATTGCTTAGTTGGAACGGGGGCGTGGTATTCAACGAGGTGTGTGCTGAGTTGGAAGCTCTTGGGTATACGGTCGCGCCCTGTATTATACCTGCGGTCGGTGTCAACGCCCCCCACAAACGGGAGCGAATTTGGTTTATTGCCCACGCCATCGGTAGCAGACACGGAAGGTTCACCGAAACGCCCGGAAACGATAACGCAGAACGAATCGGGGGGATGGACGAGAACATCGGACAACACGGGAACAAAATTCGGAGCGAAATTGAACGATGTGGCGGGGTTGCTACCAACACCTGCGGCACGAGATTACAAAGGGGACAGGACTTTAACAGATGGGAAAAACATAACTGCGAAAGGTCAAGAAATAGGCATACAATTGGAACAAATGGCGAGAATAATGGTTGGACAACAAAACCAACCTTCGAGAACTTCCCAACTCAATCCCCGATTTGTTCTCGAAATGATGGGCTTTCCTCCCGATTGGACGGAATTACCTTTTCTAAGTGGCGAAACGAATCAATAAAAGCAGGAGGAAACGCAATAGTACCACAAGTTGCCTACGAAATATTTAAAGTAATTGAACAATTAGAAAAAAAAGCCCCTTAAATGGGGCTTTGTTGTTTAAAACGGATTAGGTTCATTCCGTTGTAAATTCGGGTGCTTCATACTTATTCGATACCCGAAGCCCTGCCCCGACTTTTGGAAACGGATATAACCAAGCCGTTTGAGTTCCATACCCAACTTCTTCACGGATAGCCGTTGTACGGAATTAGTTTCAATGATATTTTTAATTTGCGAAGATGTGTAAAAATCTTGCTCCCCTGCGTGTTCGGGTGCTTCAAAAAAGTGCTTAACCATTTCGGCTTCGATTGATACTTCGCCGTGTTTGTCTGCCGTGTAGCCCTCGATTTGCATAATTTGGCTATCTGTTAACTCCGACTTAAACCCTTCTTTGTGAAGGTAAACGAGTTGTGCAAATAGTTGTTCCTTATCTAATGCGTTGTACGCTGAATAGTTAAATTTACCAACTACTTCAAAAACTATGTTTCTACGATTCCCCGTTGGGTCGTTTAGAATCTCAATTTCGTTTGATGTTGCACAAAGGGAGGCAATCCTGCGAAGCCTAATGTTTTTCTTGCCATACGGCTCACGTAAGTCGAAATACGGGGCGGAAAGTAACCGCTTGATTAGTTTAGCATCTAACTTGCTTTTGCCCGAAAATTCATCATCGAGAATAATCAACTTTTGGCACATCAAAAGTTCATCATCTTTGCCTTTGTCCAGTTGCGAAAGCCCGATATATCCTTTCAGCGGTTCGGGGAGTAATCGCTTAAAAAATACACTCTTCCCCGTATTTTGTTTACCTGCAAAGATTAGTTGTAATACGTTGGCATCTTCGGTAAATACGGATTCAATTATTCCCAACAACCAACAACGTAAAAGGTCGTGGCGGTACTCAAATGTACCCGTATCGCTTGTAATGGTTTCGCAAAGTGCGGTAAGGCGGTCAACGCCGTCCCATTCCAACGTGCTTAGGTAGTCCCTTATAGGGTCGTACTGCGGTGTAAAGTTGGAAAAAATGATAGTATCAAAAATATCCCTTGAAAGTTTGTCGAATACTTTTT